GTCCAGCGTCTTCTCCGCCATGATATCGTCCGCATCCGACGCATCCGACGCATCCGGCTCTTCCACATCCGACGCATCCGAATCCGACGCATCCGCCTTTTTCTCTTTCTCTTTCTTAGGGGCGTTCGCCCGGCGGACAGCGCGAACGATACTTTCAATCGATCCCGCCCATCCGGTCCTCTCCCCCTCCGCCCATATTGCGTCATAGTCGACCAGAACCGCCTTCATCGCTTGAACAAGCGGAACGCGGTTCCGCACAAGGCAGAACATATCCGTCAACGCCTGAGACGCATTGACCATCGCCTTCGTAAGAGATTTCTCCGGCCATGCGCCGCCTGTTTCAATGCTGATTAATTCCGCCGCAGCGCGGAAGACTGGCAGCGCGTTCTGATTGGCGACGCCAGTCGCCTTTTCATATTCCCTCAACCCTGCGTTAATCTGCGCCGCCGTCATCATGACGCGGGGATTTGTGATCACTGTATTTGTGCGTGCAGCCCGCTTCCGGACCGCCGCCGCCTTGCTCGTCGCCTTGCTCGTCGCCTTGTTCGTCATTTCCTTTATTCCTCTTTCTCAACCACACCGGAATTGATGTGGGATGGAGATAATCCCACAGGCGTTGAAACGATGCAACACAAAAAAAATATAGGATTGTCCTATTTTTTTTAGGGATGAATCAGATTGGAATCGTTCTAATCTTTCCGTATATATTTATAAGGTATGTATCATCGCATGCGATAGGGGATGGGCGGCGGATATCTGCGGTTTATGGGTAGGTATGGCGTACCTATATCAAACCGATATATTCCGCTTGAAGTATTTTTGAAGTAATTCGGCATGATTTACTTGAATTTTAGTGCGTTTTACTTGCTTTTTACTTAGTGAATATTTGCGGCTTTATTTCGGCTTTATTTATAAAAGCGATAATTACTTACCCCACCCAAAAAAATTGCCCCTTTCGCTGAATATATATATGCCCCCCTTAAATATTTACCAAAAAAACATAGGCTTGCTAACTATAAAAAATTAACTAGACTTCCTCATAGTAAAGAGACAGTGATGATAATAAAAAATAAAAAAAAACAGGCTTGCTATAGCACAGCAGCCTGTTCTAAACTAGTTCTAAACTAGTTCTAAACTATATACCTATAATAATTTTAAACTATATATCTATACTATATTCTTTTCTTTGTCTCTAAGCTTAGATATCTTAAAGAGTTCTTATAGTACCTTTATAGATATTATATAAATATTATATATCCTCCTCCCTATCTAAGCGTTAGTGTATCATAATTTTCTTGTCTCCAAAAGGGGTTTTGTGATAAAATTTAAAAAAAAATTTGAAAAAAAAGGATTTTAAAGAAAAAAACTATGGTAGACATTCAAGCTATCAACAGATCGACGCACAGAACAAAGCTAGAAGAAAAGGATATTAACTTTAATATTCTTTTGTCTCTAAGAAGTTCTCTTCGTCAACTGGTGGCAAAAGAAAGCAACACAGACTTTCTCACATTTATCAGAAAGGTTGCTCCAACGCTAGTCACGGACTGGAAGATGGGCAGGCACATTGAAGTATTGGCTGACAAGCTTCAAAAGGTTCAGGAAGGTGAGATTAAACGTTTAATGGTATTCTTGCCTCCACGTTCAAGCAAGTCAGTAATCTGCTCTAAACTATTTCCTGCATGGTACATAGGCAAGAATCCAAATCACGAAATCATGTCTATCAGTCACTCCGATCAGCTAGCAAGCGATTTCGGTAGATCGGTAAGAGACATAGTGAATATGGAAGACTTTCAAGATATGTTTAATGGCGTACAGCTACGTCAGGATGTAAGAGCAGCAGGTAAATGGAAGACTAGCGGTAACGGTTCTTATTACGCTGCGGGTGTACGAAGCCAGATTGCAGGACGAGGTGCACACATTGCCATTCTGGATGACGCCATGTCTGAAGAAGACGCAATTTCCAATGCAGGAAGAAAGTACATCAAGGAGTGGTGGCCTAGCGGTTTACGTACTCGTTTAATGCCTAACGGCTCCATTATCATTATCAACACTAGATATCACTATGACGATCTATGCGGATGGCTATTGAAGCAAGAAGAAAAGATGGACTTGTCTTCAAAGGAGAAATGGCACGTAGTAAGCATTCCAGCATGGATAGACGAGAAATCAAGCAAGCTATTAGGCTTGCCTGTAGGTTCAAGTTATTTTCCTGAATGGAAGTCTGATGACGTATTGAGACTTGACGAGTTGGAAATTAGAGCTACCAACGGCTCTAAGTACTGGGAAAGTCTTTACATGCAGAATCCAACACCTGACGAAGGTGGTATAATCAAAAAGGATTGGTTACAATGGTGGGACTTCGACGATCCTCCAGTATGCGATTTTGTCATTCAAACTTACGATACTGCATTCTCAACCAAGACTACAGCAGACTTCTCAGTAGTACAGACTTGGGGCATCTTCGGTACAATGGACGAAGACTCGGAACAGTACGTAAGCAATCTGATTCTGTTAGGAAACGTAAAGGGAAGATACGAATATCCAGAATTGAGAAGAATAGCTCAAGAGCAGTACAAAACTCACAGACCGGATATTTGCGTAGTAGAAAAGAAGGCTAGTGGACAGTCGCTAATTCAAGACATGAGAAGAGGAGGTCTTCCAGTTCTGGAGTATAATCCAGATAAGGACAAGACGACAAGACTGTACGCAGCATCTCCAATGTTTGAATCTGGCAGAATCTGGTTGCCTAAGTACAAAAGCTGGGCTAACGATCTGGCTGACGAACTTACGACATTTCCTTATGCACCGCACGACGATCAGGTAGATGCTTGCTCAATGGCAGTACACTACGTAAAGGAAAGTTGGAGACTACAACATTCTGAAGACCCAGACTGGGAAGACGACGAAAATTATAGAAGAAACAATAGGAAGAAAGTTGCATACTGGAGAGTTTAGTGCTATAGTGACTTTTAATTTCTTTTTTTTCTTTTATTTTATAACAAGGTAATTTAAAAAATATGGCTGTAGAAAGAAACCCATTCGATCCTCTGCCCTATGCAGAGTTAAAGATTGAAATTGAACCTTCGATGTCTATGGACGAAGAAGGCAATGAAACTTCAATGGAATACGATCCAGAAGATGGAGGCGTAGTAGTTGAGTTCAAGCCTCCACCAAAGGACGACAGGTCTGAGGCACAGAAAAGTGAAACAGAAGAAGAGTTTTACAGAAATCTGGTAGAAGAGCTGGACGAAGATACTTTAAAGGATATTGCCAGTCAAGTATACGAAAACTTTACTGCAGACAAAGATAGCCGTTCCGAATGGGAAAGCATGTTTGAAAGAGGCTTCGATCTATTAGGATTGAAGCTGGAAGAAGCTTCGGAACCTTTTGAGGGTGCATGTACAGCCGTGCATCCAATTTTGATTGAATCTGCAGTAAAGTTTCAATCTAAAGCCATTCAAGAACTATTTCCTGCTTCAGGCCCAGTAAAGACACAAATTTTAGGCAAGCTTACAGAAGAGAAGCAGGAACAAGCTAACAGAATCAAGAACTTTATGAATTATCAGGTAACTGATTTGATGCCTGAATATTTCGATGAATTAGAAAGAAGCCTGTTCCATCTTCCTCTTATAGGTTCAGCATTCAAGAAAACTTACTTCGATCAGTCTTTAAACAGGCCGGTATCGGAGTTTATTCCAATCGACCAATTCTATGTCTCCTACTACGCAACCGATCTGAGAAGAGCAGACAGATATACGCACGTAATCTACAGAAGCCCTGTAGAAATGCAGCGAGACATGCTATCCGGCATGTACGTAGACGTAGACCTTCCAGAAGCTTCAATGCCGGAACAGACTCCAATGTCTCAAAAGATGGATTCGATCTTAGGCATTTCACCGTCTTCACAGAACGATCCTCAGTACGTTCTACTTGAACAGCATTGCTACTTGCAGGACTTGGAAGAAGACGAAGATGGCTTGTCTCTTCCATACATTGTCACTATGGAACAGGAATCTCGTAGAGTTCTGTCTATCAGAAGAAACTACGACAAGAATGACAAAAGAAAAGAAAAAAAGATTTTCTTTACTCACTACAGATTTGTACCGGGTTTCGGATTCTATGGTTTAGGTCTGATTCACTTCTTAGGCAATCTGACTCTTACAGCTACAGCTTCAATGAGAGCACTAGTAGATGCAGGACAGTTTGCCAATCTACCGGGCGGTTTTAAAGCTAAAGGCACAAGAATCGTAGGCGATAACGATCCAATCGCACCGGGCGAGTGGAAAGAAATCGAATCTGTAGGTAACGATCTATCGAAGATGATTATTCCTCTTCCATACAAGGAACCTTCACAGACACTATTCCAGATGCTAGGCTTTGTTACAAGCACCGCACAGAAGTTTGCAGACAGCACAGAGCAGGTAGTAGCAGACGCAGCAAGCTATGGCCCTGTAGGAACGACTATGGCCCTTCTGGAAGCATCAAGCAAGTTCTTCAGCGCCATTCATAAACGTCTTCACAAGTCTCAAAAAGACGAATTTAAGATTCTAGCTAGAATTAACTACGAATATCTACCTGAAGAATCAATCTGCGATGTCCCTGAAGACTCGCTTACCATCTATAAAGCCGATTTCGACGGTAGAATCGACGTAATTCCAGCCTCCGATCCTAACATTCCGTCCAACGCACACCGCATGATGATGGCTCAAATGGCTTTACAGCTAGCAAATCAGTCGCCCCCGGGCATGTTTAACGTAGAAGAACTCAATAGAACCATTCTATTGTCTGCTAATATGCCTAATATTGACGCAATCATGCCTAAAAAGCCTCAACCAGTACCTTTAGACCCAGTTTCAGACATTGCAGCAGCAGTAAAGGGTCTTCCAATCAAGGCTTTTATGGGTCAAAATCACGATGCTC